GATGAGCGCGAGAAGGAAATGATGCGCTTGGGTGTGGATGTGATGAAGCAGCTTTCATCGCAGCATTCCCAGCGTGAGTCGAGGAAGTCCGACAAACCGACAAGAGGTGAATGATGGGCGCATTTGAGGTGCTGGTTGACCAGATAGACGACAAGGTTGACCAGCTACAACAAGCTGTTGCTTCTGGAAGGGCCGAGACCTTCGAGGAGTACAAAAGGACTTGCGGCGAGATAAAGGGTCTGCTCGTCGCGAGGGGGTACATCCTAGACCTTAAAGACAAGATGGAGACATCTGATGAGTGAGCTGCTTATCGGCACAAACCCCGATAGCCCGCAGGTAGTAGGTGTAATCAACTTCGATGCGTCGAACGAAGATAAAGCCAGCCAGCTGCCCAAGCCCTCTGGATACCGCGTTCTTTGCGCGATTCCGGAGATTGAGAAGGAGTTTGATAGTGGGATCGTCAAGGCGGATACAACAATCCGCACTGAGGAGGTTCTGACGACGGTGCTATTTGTCGTCGCGTTGGGCCCGGACTGTTACAAGGACCAGTCTCGTTTCCCCAGTGGTGCATGGTGCAAGCAGGGTGACTTTATTCTGGTGCGGCCTAATGCCGGTACCAGGTTGGTTATTCATGGCCGTGAGTTCCGTCTGATTAACGATGACAGCGTTGAAGCTGTCGTTGATGATCCGCGCGGCATTCGTCGTAAATAACAGGAGGACAAGATGCCTGAATTTGAAAAAGAACAGTTTAAGTTCCCAGATGAGCGAACTGAACTGGTAGTACAACACGGCCGCGATGATGTTCGCGTTGAAGTTGAGGTTGAGGACGATACCCCACCGGAGGACCGTGGTCGGGAGCCGATGCCTCGCTCATTGGTAGAAGAGCTGGACCAAGACGAGCTTGATGATTACGACGAGCGCGTCAAGGAGAAGCTCAAGCAGATGAAGAAGGTGTGGCATGACGAGCGCCGTGAGAAAGAGGCTGCTCTGCGTGAACACCAAGAAGCGGTTGTCCTGGCTCAACGTCTTATTGACGAGAACAAGAAGTATCGTTCGATGCTGGACAGCGGCGGCAAGGAGTATGCGTCCACCTTGCAGAGCGCGGCCAATATGGAAATGGAAATGGCCAAGCGCGCTTATAAGGAGGCGTATGACTCGGGAGATTCTGATCGTCTTGTAGAAGCGCAGCAGGCTATGCAGGAAGCGCAGCTGAAAGTATTTCAGGCGCAGAACTTTAGAATGCCCGCTTTACAAGAAGAAGAAGATGAAGTACAACAAGTGCAAGAGCCGGTTTATAGGCCGAATCCCAAGTTGATTTCGTGGCAAGAGCGCAATCCTTGGTACGGACCTGAGCCGGTAATGACCGCCATGGCACTGGGCTTTCACAAAAAGTTAGTAGACAGCGGTCGAGTGGTAGTTGGTTCGGATGAGTATTTTGCGGAACTTGATCGTGAGGTCCGCAGGCGGTTTCCTGAGTATTTCGATGAGGAGCCGGTGGAGTCTAGGTCCAGACAAGAGTCCCGCACAAAACCGGGAACTGTAGTGGCACCAGCGATGCGCAGCACATCTTCAAACAAGATCAAGCTGCGGGCTAGTCAAGTCAACTTGGCTAAGAAGCTGGGACTGACACCTGAGCAATACGCAATCGAACTTAGAAAACTGGAGATGCAAAATGGCCGATAACCGACTGACCCGAGAACTGGAAACCCGAGCAGTAACCGAGCGTCCCAAGCAGTGGATGCCGCCGGAGCTGCTTCCTGAGCCTGACAAGCAGGCTGGGTTTGCATACCGTTGGATTCGTGTCTCTACGCTTGGACAGGCAGACCCTCGTAACCTTTCGGCCAAGATCCGTGAAGGTTGGGAGCCCGTGCGCGTTGAAGAACAACCCAAGTTTCAACTGCTGATCGATCCCGATAGTCGCTACAAGGACAATATTGAGATCGGTGGACTGTTGCTCTGCAAGGCACCGGAAGAGCTTGTTGGTCAGCGTGCCGCTTATTACACCGGCCAGACCCAAGCGCAGACGGAAGCCGTGGACAACAACCTGATGCGTCAAAGTGACCCGCGCATGCCGCTCTTTAAGGAGCGCAAGTCGTCGAGTTCCTTTGGCAAAGGCTAAATCAATCTGAGGAGCTTTAAATGGCATACCCGACTGTAGATGCCCCGTACGGGCTAAAGCCGATCAATCTGATCGGTGGTCAGGTGTTCGCGGGCTCGACCCGCATGTTCTCGATTGCCAGCGGCTACAACGCCAGCCTGTTCTATGGCCAAGTTGTGCAGCTGACGACGGACGGCACCATCATTGTTAACCCCACCACCAATGGCACTTCGCCTGTTGCTGGTATCGTTGGCGTTTTCCTTGGCTGTCAATACACCAACCCCTCGACTAAGCAAACGGTCAATGCACAGTACTGGCCGCAAGGTACTGTTGCTTCGGACGCCATCGCTTATGTTTGCGATGACCCGGACACGATTTTTGAAGCCGTTGTCTGCAACACCGGTACGACCGTTGCTGCTCTTGGTCAGTGGGCTGTTGGCAAGAATGCTGCCCTTATCCAGAACGGTGGCTCGACCACGACTGGCAATGCTCTTGTGGCTATCGGTGGTCAAGCTCCGGCTGCTACCAACACCATTGTGCGCATTATCGGCATCGTTCCTGAGTCGGCTCAAACCACTACCGCCTCCGGCACTACCAGCGGTTCCAGCACCACCGTGACTTTGGCTGCTGCCAATTCGGCCATCAAGCCGTACATGGGTGTTAGTGGTACCGGCATTGCTGTTGGTAACTATGTCGTTTCGATTTCTGGCACGACGCTTACCCTTGCGGTTGCAGTTAACCTTGCTTCGGCTACCACTCTGACGTTCACGGGTTCGCCGGAAGTTCTGGTTAAGTTCAACCAAGGCTGGCATTCGTACTACAACTCGACCGGCGCTGCCGTTGCTACCTAAGGAGTAAATCATGGCTATTTCTCGTGCCCAGCTACTTAAGGAGCTCCTGCCCGGTCTGAACGCTTTGTTTGGTCTGGAATACGCCCGTTACGGCGAGGAGCACAAGGAAATCTACGAAACCGAAACCTCGGAACGTAGCTTTGAAGAAGAAACCAAGCTGTCCGGCTTCTCGGCAGCTCCGGTGAAGAACGAAGGCCAGGCAATTGCGTATGACAACGCGCAAGAAGCTTGGACTGCACGCTATAACCACGAAACCATTGCTCTGGGTTTCTCGCTGACCGAAGAGGCCATCGAAGACAACCTGTATGACAGCCTCTCGGCTCGTTATACCAAGGCCCTGGCTCGTGCTATGTCGTATACCAAGCAGGTTAAGGCTGCCGCTGTTCTGAACAATGGCTTCAGCACCTCCTATCCGGGCGGTGATGGTCAACCGTTGTTCTCGTCGGCCCACCCGCTGATCTCTGGCGGCACCAACAGCAACGTCCCGTCGACCCCGGCTGACTTGAACGAAACCTCGTTGGAAAACGCGGTTATTCAAATCTCGCTGTGGACCGACGAACGTGGCCTGCTGATTGCTGCTAAGCCGAAGAAGCTCGTTGTCCCGCCGGCACTGCAGTTCACTGCAACCCGCCTGTTGGAAACTGAGCTCCGTGTTTCGACCGCTGATAACGATATCAACGCTATCAAGAACAACGGCTCGATCCCGGAAGGCTACACGATCAACCACTTCCTGACCGACACGAACGCATGGTTCCTGACCACCGACGTTCCGAATGGCATGAAGCACTTTGTTCGTGTTCCGCTGCAAAACAGCATGGACGGCGACTTCGACACCGGCAACGTGCGTTATAAGGCCCGCGAACGTTATTCGTTCGGCTGGTCGGATCCGCTCGGTATGTTCGGCTCGGCTGGCGCCTAACCAGCTAAGAGAGGGGGGCTTCGGCCCCCTTTTCTTTTATTGACCTAGGTGTATGATTCATGCACGTCTAGGATTTTTTTAACTCTATCGACTGGCCTAGCAGACGTTGTGGAGACGATAGAGTGAGTGCCACAACACGGAGACGTAAATGGCTAATACTACGTTTAATGGACCAGTTCGTTCGCAGAACGGCTTCCAAACTGTTTCGATCAATTCGACCACCGGTGCAGTTACTACCACCTCAACCCTTGGTCCTGACACTTCAGTTACCAGTCTAACTGCCACTGGCGCTATCACTTCTACGGGTACCGGTGGTGTTGGGTATGCAACCGGCGCAGGCGGTGCTGTAACTCAAGGCACAAGCCGTGTGACTGGCGTGACGCTTAATAAGCGTTGTGGTGCTATTACCATGTTCACCGCCGCTGG